TGATGAATTTACAGGCACACCCGCTCCACCCGCTTCCTTTAGCAATTGAGCTTCCTGTTTGTTGATGTATGCAAGCTCTTCGCCTTCGGGTGCTTGCTCGTTTAAAAGCCTGGCGGCTTCACGCAATGGATCGTTATATTCTTTTTCCATGTCGATTAAGTTTTGATGATGTAATTTAAAATGATGGTGGGCTGGACATTGTTGTGGGCGGAAGATGCGTCTGTGCCGGTAGTTGTAACATTGCCCGGGACACCTGTATTACTTACTACGCCACTTACTCTAGGGTCAGGACCGCCCGATCCTGTCAGGGTGCTTATTGAAATTGAATGCGTGTGGTCAGGCAGACCCGATTCTGCGGCTGTGAGGAGGTGTGTTTCTGCACCACCTGTAGCACCGAGATTATCTCCATTTAATCCGCCTGATTGGCCTGTTAAACGATTAGCAGAAGTGCCTCCCATGTCGTCCTGACCAGCGATAACTCGTCCTCGAAGGTCGGGTATATTGAATGTGGTTGATCCATCTCCTACGCCATAGGTCGTTCCGACTATGCCAAATAAATCAGAGTAGGTTGTTCTGCTTATAGCGGCTCCATCACAAAGTAGGTAACCTGTTGGCGCAGATGATCCAGCATAAGGCATAAGCGATGCAGTCGGCATAAGTACACTTACCGCCGCACTATCGAGCTTGGCCGCTGTAACCGAACCGTCTTTTATGTGATTAGTATCGACTGCTCGATTGGCATCTACTGAAGCATCACTCGCTAACTCGTTTGAGCCTATCCCATTGCTTGGGACTTTAAGTTTACCTGTGCCTGTGTCTTTAATGATGGTTGATTCATCTGCTGGATCGTCAAAGGTTGCGAGATCCACAATGTCTTGCAGTTTTTGCGCGGTTACTTGGTCGCCTGATGCGAAGGTCTGTCCTCGTGATAATATTGCCATAATAATTACTCCCTATGAAATAGATGTGGTTGATCGGTTGGTGATTCTTGCGTCTACTTTAACCGCCCGAATGTAGGGTCTGCCTAAAGATGGTTGGATGTCTGCCTGTACGCCAAATCCGCGTTTATTTATGCGGGTCCGAAGAGATGCCTCTTCGGAGTCCGGCAAGGTACTTCCAAGCAAAGATGAAAAGCTGACGGTGTCAGAAGTCGAGTCAGGATCTTCGGTGATGAATTGGATGTTTGCGTTGGTTTGCGAACCACTATTACTCTTCACATGAATCTCGGATCGGCTGAATACTTTGCGATCCATCGCATCGGCATCGAATTGGCGAGTGGTTAGCTGGCTAATTACAGGAATAGTTTCGGAGGATGCCTGACCAGGTGTAACTGATACAACATCTCCACCTTCAACCGCATCCACCTTATGCACCCCGCCCTCTTCGGTGGTGATATAGAGTGCATTCTGTGCGCCTTCACGAGCTACGATCAATTCACGAATCGCAAAGTCTACAGAATTTACCGAGTCTATGCTTTCAAACCCGCCATTGATAAAGTTATAGATAAGAATGGTGTTTAGCTTTCTGCCGTTACCCGCACCAGGTGCAGAGTCTAATGGTACTGCCAACCAATATCTGTTATTAAAATACACACCGCATGATAGGTGAGCATAGTCCTGATTTATGCGATCAATGTAGGGCTGTATAGTTTCGGATATGGGTGTACCTGTTCCTCGCAGATTATACTCATCCATAAACTCCACAGAGTATATACCTTGGTCGGATAGAAATAAAATCTTGTTGGCCACCTGGACGATTGATTTGCGGGCAGATGCACCAATCTCGCTCGTCACCACATTTGTGGATACATCGGAAAGAGATCCACTCACGCCTGTGAGGAGGTGGATGGATTTTCGGTTAAATGCGACAATACTGTCTTGGGTGAAAGGCTGAAGGCCAACCAGGTAATCGCTCTTACCAGCAGATGCTCGGAACTGATTGCCGATAATGTCGAATGTATCTGCATCAAAGATATCCGAGGCCGCCAACTCATCTCTAATTTCTCGGTCCACAGGGATAGTATCTGCTGTATACCAATATGGAACCCATAATCTACGCTGGTGAAATTCACCCCACGGAGCGGCTGGCATATGCTCGTAACCTTTGCCGATAGCTAATGCTTTACTTACGGTGAGTGATGCCCCGAGGGATACATTTGCGACCCCAAGGTTGAAGGTAAATCGATCATTCACATTGTCGCTATCCTCATCCGACACAGAAGTGACTACAGCTTTTTGATTTACGAATAAATCGTAGGGGGATGCTCCAGCACGGATGGTAACCTCGTCACCTTTTTGTAGGTTATGCCCCGCCCCAATATCCATCGTGACCACACCATCGGTTGCCGAGGCAGTAGTGTCAGTAAAGTATTGTGGGGTGGTATATGCGCCATTACTCACCCTGGTAAAGTCCTCAAAGTATTCGACTTGTGCGCCACTTACATTGTAGCTAGCAACGGTTTGCGAGTCTGCCATCTCAACCGTGAAAGATGTGGAGGTGGGTGCAGTCTTTATCTGATAGCAGTTGTTAGGATCGTAAGTTGGCCAGCCTGTGAAGTTTGTGAGGGTGACAAAGTCACCTACTACTCGGCCATGATCTGCTGTGGTATTTACGGTTATTACCTGACCACTTTGAGACGCTGAACTGACTGATCGATAAATAAGTTTTGGGGAGGCTGAAAGAGTGGTCTTGCGGGATCGGAAGATAAACATCTTATCAAACCCCTGTGCCATGCCTACTGGGTTATCTACAGTCTCTCCACCTCCCTCGTATCGGCATTTAAAAAGTGCTGAGTCTTTTAAACGAATGATTACGCATAGGTTATTGGTGGCCGAGAATATATAGTCATCATTATTGGATGACGCATCGCTATATACTGCCGATCCATACACCGCATTTACCCCATCATCATTGATGATAAAGTTTAGTTTGGTCGCTATAGAGTTGCCTATACTTGCAACAGAAGTTGCTCCCACACTATTTCCAGCAATAGTAAATGCTTCTTGTTCTCCTGAAGATCCATCCGAGTAAGTGATCGTTTTGGTGGTGAAGTTGACCGAGACTAAGACAAATGTGCCATTGGGATCGGTGGCATTTGTGTAGCCTAACCCCTCGATGGTTATGTTTTCACCAGGTATAAAAGACAGGCTTGGGGTGTCGTTTAACACAAGGGAGACATTTCCGCTATTATCGCGCTGTCCGGCAGTTATTAAATAAGGTAAACGCACAGCATCGGCTCCCGATGTGATTGATCCGAATAGAGTTGATAATCCTTTGCGAGGTTGCCATGTACCATCATCATTCATCCGGCCATTCTTGGACAGGGCGACCTCACCAGGCTTTAGCTGGTTCGGACGCAGACGCGCATTCATCCGCAGAAAGAAGGTGTCCCCTTCCGAAATGAATGGATCGTCTAGTTGTCCATATGATCGGTATCGGCTCATTTCTTGCGGATCTCTTGGTAGAGCTTGATCGACATATATACGAGAGTCACCGCACCTACTGCAATGCCCAGGAAGGAGTCGATTGTGGATAAGCCAAAAGTGGCGGCTGTGCCACTCATTCCAGCTACTGAGACGCGGTCAATCATATTCATTTATCGTCTGTGAGGCGATGGCCCAAAATAAAATCCGAGGATTCCCATAAGGGCGGTGTGACCCATATAGGCGAGGTGGCCACTCGATAGCGTGATGGGGTCTTGGCTGGCTGGGTAGCTGATAAGGCCGAAGAGCCATTCCGTTCTGCCTTCTCCATGTGCGTTGGTGATGGAGAGGAACTCTGCCGATGGGAAGAGGGTGCAGAACAGGACGCACAGACACAGAGTGCCAATCCCCATAAAAGCAATAATTCTACGAGAAAAATCCCGGAACTCATTATTACCTCCTTTAGCCAATTCAGCTTGGAGCTTAAGAAAATTTTCGTTTGCACGGCTTTCTCGTGCAAGTTCAAGCTCGTGCTTTTGGCGGCGACTCTCAAATAGCATTCCGAACCCACCTTTGAGCATCGCTCCCATAGCTGTAGAGCCGCCCCCCGTAAGTAACATAAGAAGTATCTCGCCCATTTCACCAATCTAGTCTGAACCTCAAGCGGTCCACTTCTTTCTCCAAGTATTTTAATCGCTCAAACTGCTGATAGTCCGAGGTGATTGGAGCGTCTTGCATCTCCACTAAATGATCGAGATCATCCTTTGCCTGTTCCGCAAACTTCTCTAGGTGCATCATGCGAGCAGATAAGTCGCCCAGGAGGGTGGACTCGTGCGATACCCGACTAACCTGGAGTTCCATTGCCGCCATACGGTTAGTAAGCTCAGACCAGCACCACACCGCAGTAGCCACGCCAACAATAATCTTGATAGCGAACTGTACATTTACACGGGCAGATGAGGATTCCGATAAGCCCTCTGACTGCTTGTTAGGAGCCATCAGATAATCTCGCTTGACCACTCAGGCCCACTCAAGATGCTTAGTATCTCTTCTTGATTGTACTCCGTCTTACCGAGTAGAAAGAATGGTTGTGTGCCTTCGTACTTAACGAATGTCTTAGTACCGTCTAGTGAATATCTAAGAGTATCAGATGATGTTTCAAGTACTTGATCGAAGTCCACAGAGCTAACTTCTGATGCGTCAATTATTGCGTGTGTTCTCATAGTTTACGCTACTGTTGTTGAGAATGCAGCCCCATTAGTGAGAGTACCGTTATTACCCCCACTGCCTTGGTCTGTTACAGTTGTTCCTGATCCGCTGTCATTATCTCCCATTCTCCACCAACCGACAGGTGAGTAAATAGTAAGATCATCGGGTGTACCGCTGTTATAAATGCTAGATACATCAGTTGAAGATAAAGTAGTACTAAAAACAGCCACTTCGTCTAATATACCTTGGTATGGAGTTAAGGTACTAAAAGGACCGGGACTATACAAACCACCTATTCTTACATTGTTGCCGTTAGTGCCTGAAAGATTTGAAACTGTGGCTGTACCGAGCGAATTGGTGTTGAGAAATACTTCTTTGTTTGTTCCGTTTATCACGCCTACAACATGATACCAAGTATTCGAAGAAAATGTACCACTTGGTAAAGTAAAATCGCTATTACTACCCAGACTTCCAAATCTAATTGTATTAGTATTTCTTACCTGCAACCAAATTCTATCTGAGGAAGAACTACCTGCTCCAAATATAGATTCATTGCTAGGCGTACCTGTTAAATAAAACCAAGCACTGATCGAGAAAGATGTCCCAGTAAGACCGCTTACATCTCCTACCTCAACATAGTCGTCATCACCTGCAAGAGTCACACTGTAGTTATTATTAAAACCGGGAGTTAAAACTAAGTCGGCATTCCACTCGTTCCATCCAGTACCGTCCCACACAAGAACCTTATTACTGTCTGTTTCAAAGTAGGACTTACCTACATCACCCGCTCCCAAAGTCGGACGAGTTGTTGAAGTTGTTGAAGTTAATGTACTCATATTGTTAATTAATCCTGATTGTAAACTACCCATTTTGCTCCATCATAAACATACAACTTATCGGTGTCTTTTGCGTGGACGATGGTGTAGTTGGGTGCGTCCGTTTGATTGATAAACTCCGCTTCCGTGTCGAATACTTGGATGGTTGGGAAGGTTAAGTCGGGATCGAATACAGACAATGGACTAGCTACTACGCCTAACCCGAATGTAGGAAGTACGAACATCTGTTACGCAGTGGTGTCGCCAGCTAAGATGTAGGTGTCGGTAGCGTAAGCAACAATGCTCGCTACTCCGTATTGACCGTTGATCTTAGTGTGGGACTGTCTGTTGTTAACTGTTGCTGTACCTGCGAACGATACTTGACCCGCTCCCTTTTGTATGAAGCTACAATTAAAGGAGGCTGGTAACCCGGTATTTACATTGAGAGTCATAGCTGTAGTTCCATTATCTAAGGCTAATACTTTACCGTTATCTGCGGCTACTAGTGTATAAGCATTTGCTGTGATCGTTGGAGTCTCTACTTTTGCCGCAAATCCAAATATCGGATTATCATCAAAGTCAAAGTCTCCAAGTTCCCCAGCAGTTACTCCTGTGATGTATCCGCTGTCATTGGTGAGTGTGGAAACATTGTCTGCTGGTTGAGTAGCACTATCTGCTAATGTGCCTTGTGCCGCAGTTGCGTAGTCGGCTGAATCAAATGCTTTTACTTGGGCAAGGTTGGTAACCTCAGAGTCCATCAATGCACCAGCGGCTTCTACATTGGTCGCATCTGTCACATCTGCTGATGCTTCGATTCCATCCAACTTTGTCTTGTCGCCGTCTACGAATGCTCCTTCCGTGGGTGGTTGCTGGGCAGAGTCTGCCAATGCCCCCTGTGCAGATGTTGCGTAGTCAGTCGATGCGGTAGTGGCGGCTGTGCCTAGACCCAGGGTCGTCCGTGCGGTTGCGGCATCTGCATCATCTACAAGAGTCGCACCAAATGCCGAGATACCGTGTACTGCTGATGTAAGTGCTTCGTGATTACCTAAAGAGACTTGCGTGGCTAATGCACTCAAGTCTTGGTCACCGCTATTCGTACCACTCAGGTTACTAAGGTTCGTAATGTCGGATGCGGTGACAAACTTGTGCGAGGTTGAAGTATCGTCAATGTCATCGGCATCTAATACTACTGCACCTGTTGCTGTGTTTACGCTTTGTACGGGAGCTTGGCCCATTAAATTGTTTACGGTTACTCCTTTGGTAGTACCCTGTGCAGATCCTGTAAGGTCATCCACATCGGTGATCGGCAAAATGTCCCCGTCTGCTGGAGTAGTTAATGGGTCAAGTGTTGAAATGCGTTTATTCGCCATAATTTATTTCCTCTTAATCGAATGCTAAAAATTGCCCCGCTTCCACGAGCAGAAAGTCCTCCGCCTCTGTTTGGATTACGCCATCAGGTGCGGGTGGTCCGCCGATGGGTGGACCGATAATGCTATCAGCATCTACCTCCCCAATGGAAAGTCTGAGTCCAAGTTCGGGCATTAGACGCTACCTTTATACAGAATGGCGGCTCCGCTGGTTAATGTGATACTGGTGAAGGGAACATAGATTACCTGGCCTGCACCAAAGGATGTGCCATCAGCAATTAAGTCTGCCGAGTTATCCATGATACCGGTTAATGCACCAATGACTGATGGTTCGGTGAATTGGACAGCGACAAAACTGCCATTCGTTGCGGAGGTTCCGTTTACATAGACGCATCCATTTGCGCCCATTGAATTTAAGACATTTATACTGGCTAGACCCATTTTTATAAGTGGTTAAGTGGTTGATAAAATTGATACTCCGAAGCTGTAGCTCGGATATGAATTGATTGTGATTTTGTTTTGTGATTGCAGGCGTTCTGCCCGATCTATTTCTAAAAATAAATATTCCTCCGCTCGGTTTTCTTCCCTCGATGCGGGTTCAGTTTGGCCATCTCCACGAAGAAAGTCTGACAAGCATCCGGCAGTTATATAATTGCTTAAAAACTCAGGGATGTTCTGCTCGTCAGGGCTATCAGGCCCATAGGTTGGGCGAACTGCTGTGCCTACGATAAAAACCGAATCTATTGAGCTATCCGCTGGCAAAATTAAATACCCATCTAGTAATTTGAAATCTAAGAGTATGGCATTGCGATCCGTGTACGGATTCTTGGTCCATACCTGGTGGATTTCCATCACATCTAAATCGTTGTCGATTCGTACCGCCTTATCTGCCGCAGGGTTGGATGTGGCCGCCACGCTTTTTTCCACAATCTTTTGAAGCTCGGGCCATTTGCATCGATGCCAAGCAGTTTGCGCCCTAGCGTTTACAGACTCCTTAAAGAAAAACTCGTCTACGCTTGTTAAGGTCGGCAAACCAGCCGCCATTTGAAAGCGCTTTTTTAACGAGTCAAATGTTGTGGTTCTTGCCATTATTGAACATTAGCGACACTTGGGCTAATAGGTTGCCCACCTGCTTGTATATTGTGCCTTCTGAATTGTGAGGGTGTGCGATATTGCAAAATGTCGTTTCTGTATTGGCGACTTTGCTCTCGTACTAAATCAATCTCCAGGGCGAGCATAGCTTCTGCGTTCTGCTCTTCTGCAAAAGCCTTCTCGGTCTGTCCATCCCCCCGCAAAAATCCTGCATATGCGGAATGCGCTAGGTAATCGAAAAAGAAGTTTGGAACATTTTGCTCGTCCCCAGCTTCATCACCATAATAGCCAGTAGTTGCTGATCCTGAGTTTATTTCGCCCCGCAAATCTTTGCGGTATGTAATGTAAACATTTACACCGTCTAATGCGGTAGGTTCAATGATTTTAACAGATGGGTAACCACCTGAGTCCATCTCGGTAAGAAATGTATATTCATCAGGGTAGCGAGTTGTGGTCGGATCTTCTTTATGAATACGAAAAACTACATTGGCATCATTAGCCAATTTGTTACTCGTTCCATATATTCTTAAAGTGTTGGCATCGCTAGTGACTACTGCGACACTTTCACCTACTACTGTAAATTGTGGCCAAGGGTAACGCTCATGGGCTATACGGGCCGCACGATTTACTAAATCTCTGAGGAAACTCGCATCAGTTGCCTGTAAGGCATCAAGCCCAGCTAATGCACGAAACCTAGATTTTAATTCCGAATAGGTTGCGGTCGCGTAATTTGCCATAATGTAAATCTTTAGTGTTTAACTTTGCACTCGGGGTTGGCTTTTTCGAAGTCCTTAGTGAATCCTTTATCTGCCCAGCACCCTGGGTTTTGTTGCTCATGACGAAGGTAGGTCGTCATATCTGTAACTCGTTTTAAACGAAAGTTGCCCTTGCCCCCCTCGAGGGATTTAGCGGCTTGGCGTACTTGCTCCTGGCGCTTGGCATAGCCTGCTTTCTCTCGAACGGCGGCCTGCTCGTTTGCTTTTCGGAGATAGTACGCAATTTCGTCTTGCGAACTCCTTCCTTTTTTCCCTCCTCGGATGATAATATTAAGACTCATTCTTATAAAAAAAAGGGAGCCGGCCTACCCCTAAGCCGGCCCCCTTGAATACACATGAAACAAACAAACAACTACTAATTGTCTGATATGAATAATTAAATTATGGAACCTAGCGCGCGTGGATTACCAATGCGCAAAGTGGCCATACACTCTGAGAAGGCCCGTTTTCCACCACCGTTGTCGGGCAGTTCCATTACGGAGATACCTTCCAGGAATTTTAAGGATACGGTGTCATCGTCAGGGATGAGATAAGCACGGTCGGTATTGACTACGCCTTCAGCGGTGTCTGTACCGGATGGAGTGCCGTTTACTCGTCCAAGAAATAAATCAGGGATTATATCAATGGTTCCGAAGTCACTCACATAGCTTAAAACACTTCTAATCAAGGACTTACCACTTACATCTTGAGTGAACTGGTAGCTTGGGTTGTTAGTAACAGTCGCACGAGTGTAGTCGGTGATCTTGTTCATCACGGCTGGACCAGCAAACAACTTGAAGTTGCTCTTAGCGCCGGAAGCGGTGTACACAGACTGAAGAAGTCCGCGAAGTGCGTCTTCGGTTAAAGATGCCAAGGATACGCGGGAACCACTTACTGCACGAAACTGTTGCTTTAAAGAAGTGTCAAAGGTGTTACCAGTTGCGGATGGATTTGACCAAGTTCCGAGTCCACATAAAAGAGAACCTACAGAACCTGTGCCTGCAACCTGGTCATTTCCTGAACCGATAGCAGTCTCGATACTTCTTTTCAACTGAATGAGACTTTTCGCCTTGCTGGCATTGAAGAGCGATCCGCCAGGAGCCACTTCGACCATTTCAGCCTGACGGGAGACTGCAAAGTAGTCACGGAAAGTTTGAACACGATTGCCAAGACGAGCGCGGGAATCGATCAAGTTCTGAGCGGTGCTAAGATCAAGATCAACGCCATCGATTACGCCTCCGATCTCAGGATCGGCAAGGGAATCGACTAACCATTCGTTAAGAGTCGCTTTAGGAGCGGCAGATTGGGAGAGAGTTGAGTAAAGAGGAGTTTCGGTAGGCTCGACAGTCTTGAGAAGGTTCTCAAGGTTCTCTCTTGCACCTTTTACTCCATCCACATTATAGGAAGTTGCTAATGCCATTTTAAATAAGAATTTTGAATTTTAAGAATTAAAGTTTAGTCGCTAAGAAATGCGGCTAGATCGTTAGCCGAGAGTGGTCCTTTGCGCCTGATTGCTTCTTTCTGTTTCTGTTTCCGAATATTGGCGTTTTCGATTGGTGGGCTGGCGTTGCCTCCATCCGTTGGTGGTGGAGTCTTTGGCTTGGCGACTGCTTTCTTTTTTGGTGCAGTCTTGGCCGCTTTCTCCGCTTGTAGTGCCTCGATCCCTCTTACAAGGGTGGCGGCTACAAAATCGCCGTTTGGTAGATTGTTTAGGATGTCGCCATACTGGCGCTTTAATCCCCCGAATAATTCTTTCCGAGCCTCTGCCGTTTCATCGTCCTGGTTGAGCCAGGGATGTGTGGCGATAGTGTCCTGTTGCCATTGAGCTTTTTCCCGTAAGTAATTCTGCCGTGCTGGAATTTTTTCAGTAAGGTACTCGTCTGCCTGAGTAAGGATATTGCGGATATCATCATCGCTATATTCCTTGCCATCGACTTCTACGAATGACTTCCCGATATTCTGTAGGGCGAACTTCTTGGCGGCTTGGGCTTCCTTCTGCAACTTTTGCAAGTCTTCAAAGGTCTGAATATTTTCCAATTCAGGTTGGCCGGTTGCCTGCTCAGTAGGTTGGCTGTTGGATTTAAGAGATTGAATCTCGGCCTTGAGTGCTTCAGCAGTTTCTTCTGCTGACTTAGCCCGTGCGGTTAGTTTATTAACCTGCTTTAGGAGCTTC